CATCGGCTACGCCAGCGTCGACAGGTTCTCCACCAGCAGGTGGTGGCAGGTGATCGTGTTCGACGCCGACGCCGTGCCCCACTGCGCGCCCACCACCAGCGCCTTCGACGTGGTCGTGTCGATGGCGACCGCCGCGTTCGCGGCCATCGGCAGCGGGTAGTGCGTCACCGCGGACACCGCCGTGCCGAGGTCGAGCCAGCCGTGCCCGAACGCGGACCCCGACGTGCCCGTCGCCCGCACCGTGAACACGTACTCAAGGTGCCACGGCGCGTTCGTGATCGTCGTCGTGGTCGTGATCGCCGTCGACACGACCAGCGCGGTCCCCGCGACGCCTCCGTAATACACACCCACCAGCAGGGTCGGGGTGGCCGTGTTCGAGAACACGCCGTGCGCGGTCACCCGGAACGAGGAGCCGACTGTGAGCAGTCCAGCCGGGATCGTGTAATCAGGAACGGGCGAGATGGCGGTCAACGCAACAGAGTTTGCGAGAGCCGTGCCGGGTCCGTAGACCGGGAAGTTGACGAGCGAATCGTAGCCGGGCATCGCAGGCTCCTCCTAAGAGATTGTGATCGTCTGAGTGATGGTCAGCGTGTCACCGGAGGCGCTGATGGTGGCGGTGGGAGACAGGGCCGTCGTGTACACCATCGTCCCGGCCGACGCGGCGGTGAGCGTACCCATCTTCGCAACCGTCACTGGCAGCGAGTCCGAGCCATTGGCCGTGAACGTCTTACTCAACGTCAGCGTCGAAGTGCCACCCGTGTGAGCATAGGTCGCGAGGGCGCGGATGAGTCCACCACCGGCCGTCGCAATCTCACCAGTCAGCGCCGTGTCCGTGGCGGCAGGCGCGGTCGAGTTAGCGGTCAATGCAAGATATTGAGCGGTCGCCGTACCACCGGCTCCAGCGATCTGCGCTGACACAAAGTCCTTGCCTGCGTTAGTTAGCATGACGCTCCTAGGCGTTCAATCCCGGGACGGGCATAGCCGAGCACCCGTAATGTGCGGCTAATCGTGCTTGCAGGTCAGCATTCGAACAGGCCACCCATGATGGTGAACCATTCGACTGAGCAGCCCAAACCCCGTTCGGGTCTACGACCGTAACAAATGCTTCATCTATCCCGCAGCCGTCAGGGAACTCGACGTACGTGATCCGCTCCCCGCTAGTGCCGGGGTCAGGGTTCGATGGTGCAGGGTTCCCGAACTGAGCCAACACGAAGCCTCCTAGGTGTGCAAAGGGGCGGGCATCCCCCGAAGGGAACGCCCGCCCCTCACGGCGTGGAACTAGGCGACGGCGCTAGCCATGAACACGCCAAGGTCGGCAGCGACGACCTTGTTGTCGAACGCGACCTCCGCTTCGACACGGCTGGCCTTCAGGTGCTCCATGCGGAACGAGGAGGTTCCGATGGTGGACCCGAGGCCACCCGACACGCCAGTCCATCCGAAGATGTAACCGGCACTTGGGGTGAGCAGGCCCGGGTTGGAGGCAACGTGGCCGAGCCACGCAACCTTGCCGAGCGTGGTCGAGTAAGCGGCGGTCGCACCCTCATTGTTGGTAGCCTTAACGGACTTGGACACGAGCACCCGGTCGACCTCAAACATGCGTGCGATCATGTCAGTGGTGATCGTTTCGGCGCTCGTGTACTTGATCCGGTCGACGAGGTCGGGGTGGTGACGCAACTGGCGGAACGTCTCGTAACCGAGGACGAGGGTGTTCGCCTCCATGCCCGTGGTCGTCAGGATCTGCGCCTTGGCCGCTTCGACGTCGATGATCGGGTCCGAGTTTGCATAATCGGACCACTGCTTGAACTGGTTGGTCGACGGAGTACCAGCCACGCCGGTCAGGTCAAGACCCCATACCGACGTCGTCATGTAGTCCGAGACGAACTGAACCTCGCGGCGCAGCAGCAGGCGACGGGTCACGAACTCGCTCGCCTCACGCAGAGGGTTGAGGGGGGCGTCCGAGTTGGCAACCGTCTGGTCGTCAACGTCCTTGTGGAACGCGAACACGTCGCATGAGTAGGTGTCGGTACTCAGGTTGTAGCCTGACCCCGCACTTTCGGTGCCGGGGGCGCGGCGCTGGGCCTCGTCCCTGTACCAATCGTTCTTGGTGTACAAGAAGTATTTGTTGCTCTTCTTGTCTACCGGGACGACCGGGAACACCTTGTCGGCAATGAAGTTGTCCTGCATCTGCATCCATGCGATCGAGATGTTGGTGAGGATCGCATCGACGTGCACCTGACTGAATGACGGCTGAGGCATCGGGCTATCTCCTTGTGGTTAGAGGCTTAGGAAGCCCGGTTCGGCTGCGAGCAGTCGATGATGGCGGTGATGACGTCGTTGGCGGCGCCAGCGGCGAGGAGTGGGCGACCGACGACGAAGTTGGTGGTGTCGGTGCCGAGGGTCTTGGCAACGGCGCGGCCCGATGTGTCGGTGCCGATTGCAGTCGTCTGAAGGTTCGCGGTAGTGATGGCAGCACCGGCGACGACCTTGGTGACACCGGCGACGGCAATCTCAGCCTCGACACCCGATGCGGGCGAGTTCTGGAGTACCCCGATGGGGGCGTCAGTTACGGCAGAGCACACGATCACGTTACCGCTGGAGTCCAGTTTCACGAACTTGTACTGCGCTGCGCTCAGGTCAGCACCCGCTACGAGGGTGATCTTGACGGCGTAAGGATTGATCTCGTATGCCATGTCAGGCACCCTTCTGGGAGAGGTAGTCGGTGTACAGGTCAGGCTGCGAGACGGCGAGAGCGGCCACGGCCTGCTCGACGGTCGCAGCGGTGCCACTCTCGACGGCAGCCTTCGCCATCGAGGTGAGGCGGTCGATCGCCGAGCCACTAGCAGGGCTCGCAGCCTTGCCGATCTCAGCGAACATTGCACCAGACTCGGCCTGCGCGTTGGCGGCCACGAGCGACTGCTCGATGATCGCTGCGAGGTCGGCGTCGATCGCCGCCATCTTGCGCAGGGCAGGGCCGATGACAGTGGGGTCGAGGCTGAGGTTGGTGAACGCCTCGCGAGCCTTGATGATCGCGGTCTCGTCGGCACGAGTGTCGCGCTCCTTGGTCAGTGTCTCTTCGACCTGCGCGGCCTTGTTCATGGCGGCTTCGGCCTGAGCACGGAGAGCGTCGAACGCCTTCTGGATCGGTTCGGGTGCTGACTTGACCAGTGCGAGGGCGTCATCTTCGACGGACTCGGTGATGCCACGTAGGGCCTCGATCTCGGCACGAGCGGCGGCGAGTTCGGTGGTCAGGGCTTCGATGGTGTCGGGCACGACGACGTCGATCTGCTCGTCGGTCTGGGCTTCGATGATCTCGTCGGCGATGACGTCGACGGCGGTGGTGTCCTCGGGCACAGCGTCCTCCTTGTTGGTCACGGTGAGAGCCGCGACGATCTCGTCGACCTCACTGGGGTTGGCTGCCTTGACGACGAGCCAACCTTCATGCAGGTGCGCGGGGTGGTCGACTCCACTGGTCTCCTCGATTGCGAGGTTGACCATCTTCGGTGCCTGCGCCACGTGCCCCTCCTAGTACGACTGAAGGACCATCACCTGATCCTCGGTGAAGGATCGGCGACGGCCCTCGGGTCTCGCAGGCACCAGCGTAGCACGGGGTGGGTGGGTCGGTACAAACACGAGACCCCCAGTCGCTGGAGGTGGCGGCTGGGGGTCCCGTGGGCGTGTGTGTCAGTGGCGGCTCGGCTTGATGGTGGCGAGGTATGGTGCCGGGTCGACGGTGGCTCGCCGTTGCTTGAGGCTGTTCGTGTGGCACCTCTCGGCGGTGCCATCGGTGTATACGACGACGGCCTTGAAGCACAGGGGGACCACTATGCCGTCACGTGTTGTCCAGCCGCTTGGGTCCGTGGTCACCTGAATCTCGGCGACCTCACGGAACTCCTGACCGCTGCTGCGGATGAAGTCACCGGGCTGCACGTTGGCGATGGTCGGGTGCTTGGCCGCCTGCTGTGCCGTGACGTAGGCGTGGTGTGCCTCAGCGGCACGACGGGCGATGACCCAACCAGAGCCGACGCACTTGAAACAGCGGCTGCCAGTCATGGTGTTGTACGAGTAATGGCCTGTGCCGTCGCAGCGTGGGCAGGTGGTGAGGGGGAACCCGCCCGAGGTGGTGGGGTTCGCGGGGGTGGTGGTCGTGGTGGTCATGGTGGCTCCTTCGTGGGTGGGGTGGTGGTGGGTTGGTGGTTAGGCTAGATCGCCGTTGCTCATCACGGTGACGATGCGACGGTGGACACCGATGCCGCTCGCACCCTCGTACACGTCCTGCGGGAAGACGTCGAGGGCGTCGAGGCCAGCGGTGAGAACCTTCAGGTACGCGCTCGGCAGGAATGCGTACACGTCGCTGCCGTAGTCGATGCCGAGGTCGAGTGCCTGCTCGGCGATGACCTCTGCTGACACGCTGGCCGAGTCGCCCATCTTCGTGTCGTAGGGGGCGACCACATCGTCGAGTCGCAGCAGACCGTAACCGGCCGACAGGATGAACACCTCGGCGTCGGACTCGGCTGCCTCGGCCTCAACCTTTGCGAGGGTCTGCTGGAAGTGGTTGGACGTGTACAGGTTGCGGGCGGCGACGGGGGTGGACTGCTTGTTGGCCCCACACGGGACGATGAATGCGATCATGGTGGTGGCTCCTCGGGTGGTCGTCGTCGTGGTCATGCCCTCAATCTAGGGGGGGTTAGGGGTTGGCGTCAAGTGGACACGCGAACCAGCCCACCAGAACCATCGACCCCCACACGACCACCCGCCACGCACCCCCCCAGAACCCCCCAGACGCTCGGAGATCAACGAACACCCACACCTGCGACCAGACACACCCCCCCGACGTCCACACCCCCTACGGGTCAACCAGCCCAGCCGGTCCCCCATTGAGAACCACCACCGGCCTAGGTCGCACCCGCCCCCTCGACGCCGACAGACGAACATCGATCTGTTCGGCAGGCCACATGCTCAACATCTTCAGGAACTCAGGGTCCAAGAGTTGTCGTACCCACGCCTCAACTATCGGCGGGACAGCCTGCCCATCGAGATCGTCAGCGCCCACCACGAAGCCATCCTGCCGTCGAGCCCTTCGTTGAGACGTAAGCGACACCGGCAACACTGGTGCGGCCGACCCGTAACGTCACCGTGGACCCTGACACTCATGAAGCGTGGCTGACAGGCCGCCGGTCATGCGGTCATGTCTCCTGTCGAGTCGGGCATGTCTGCCATAACACGTTCTGCGGTGCCACCGATTGAGTAGCCCCGCAACTTCCCAGACTTCACCAACTCCCACGCCCACGGCTCCCACACGACACCGAGGAACACGGTGTTCGGTGGGTACGTCATAGCGTGTGAC